GTGACAAAAGCCCGCGCGCCAACCCCAGCAGTAGCCGCTGTTGGCAGTGTACCCACGGTCAGCGTGCCGTGGTTGAAGTACTTGACGCTGAACGTCAGCGTCAGACCTGGTATGCGAAACGACGTCACGCTGCTATTGCCCAACGTGATTTCGTTGCTGACACCGACTGCCGACACATCGGCGTCGTAGCCAATCACCGTGTTGTTGCTGCCGGTCGTAAGCGAGTCGCCGGCCTGAAAGCCCAGAGCCACGTTGTTTGCGCCAGAGGTCAGCGCCCCCAGTGCCGACGCGCCCACCGCCGTGTTGTTGCTGGTGGTGGCCGCATCCAGCGCAGTCCACCCGATGGCAACGTTGTACGCGCCCGTGACCACCAGCAGAGCCGCATCCTTGCCCACCGCAGTGTTGCCGGTGCCGCTGGTATTTGCCCCCAGCGCCGAGCGGCCTACGGCCACGGCATCGCTGCCGGTGTAGGCGTCCAGCGCCGCGTAGCCCACCGCCACGTTGTCCGCTCCCGTGGACACCAGCAACAGCGCATCGCTGCCCAGCGCCGTGTTTCCTGCGCCCGTCGTTGCCGCGTTCAACGCTCGGTATCCCGCGCCAGTGTTGTAGTTCGCAGTCGTAGCCGCCGACAGCGAATCATAGCCCACGGCGGTGTTGTAATCGCCGCTGGTGTTGGCATCCAGAGCCTGCGAGCCGACGGCGGTGTTCTGGAAGCCGTCCGTGTTGGCCGTCAGGGCGTTGTAGCCCACTGCGGTGTTGTTCGACCCCGTGGTGTTGCTGTCCAGCGCAGTCAACCCGACGGCAATGTTCTCGTTGCCTCCGCCGCCACCTTTACCAACCGGCACGCCAACCGCCACCGCCAGCTCAAACGACGCAAAGATGTTGTCGTCGGTCTTGATCGTGACGCCAAGAGCCGTTTCCAGCACGAATTTGTACGACGACCCTTCCGTCAGCCAGATCTGCGCGGGCGTTCGGCCGGCGCTGTCCAGCTCGATGCCCACCGGATACACGGGATTAGCCGTGTTGCCCGTGTAATCCGTGTAGGTTGCTAGCGGCGTCGTCGTGCCGGCGGCATAAGTAAAAATTTTACCACCAGCCAACGGATTGCCGTTGTTGTCGAAGAACTGGGCGCCTGCGCCAGCGTAGGGGGAAAGCGAAACGCTCATGATGCTCTCACTGTTGAATCTGGCTCACCGCCAGCACGACGGCAGGGGCTGCTGGGGCAAACGCAGTGGCTGCGACATTATCCACCGTGATGGCCGTAGCGTCTGCGGCAAACATGATCTCAATGCGGTCGTTTGCCGCCAGCGAGAAAAACTCGCTCATAGACACAGCGGTGTACCCGTTGTTGATGTTGATCGTCACCAGCCTGGCAGAGTTAGCGACATCTGTTCCGTTTTTGCGGAACCACAGCCAAACCGTCTTGGCGCTGCTGCTGCTGCTGCCGATCTGAACGGTGGCGTCAAATTGGTATAGGCCAGACTGCACCACCACAATGCGCGACGCAGGCGAGCCGATGCTGATGCCTTCGGCGATTTCGGTGTTGTCGAACGTCAGCGCGTAGGCCGTGTTCGTCGAAGCGGGAGTCTGATCCGTGGTCTTGGTGAACTCGCCGTAATACTTCTGCTGCTCAATTGTCGGCCGCACGAAAATCACGCCGTCAGTGGCGCTTTTGATCAGCACCGCCGCCACCGGGATCACGTTGTCAGGCGCCGTGGGCTTTACGTTGGTGAACGCACCCGCCACCGCAGGGCTGGCGTACAGGATGTCTCCCACGTTGAACGCGCTGGTGTCGATGCCGCTTACCGGCCCCCACACGCAGCACAGACCCGTGGCACCGCTGTCGGGGATGGTTTCGTCCAGCACACCGAGGATGTACAGCGACGGCGTGGATCCGTCCGCAAGGTACTTAGACACCGACAGCACGTTGGCCGCGCCGACGCCGGCAAAGCCCACCACAGTGCCTTTGAACAGCGTTGCGCCAGTGGAGTTTTGCACCAACGTGAACGTCTCTCTGCTGGCCTGGCCAATACTCTCCTGCAGCAAAGAGAAGAACCGGAACCACGCGCGAGTGGTCAGCGCCCCACGGTCCACCAGCGGGTCGCGGGATGCTGGGACGCGGGGCAGGGTTTGCATCTCAGGCGCTCGTCGGCGTCGCCGTCAGTTCAGCGCCCATGATGGCGATCTTCACCGGGTCGCTTCCGCTGATTTCGTACACCCGGTCCCGCAGCTTGGTGGTCATGCCCAGCCTGCGCCAGATCACGCGCTTGCCGTACTCGCCGAGCTTGCCCATGCTGGCCCAGTGCTCGTTGCTCCAAGTGTGACCGCCGTCGTCGGACCAGCGGAGCATGACTTGGGGGTCGGTTGAGCTAATTGCATAGCCGGGGTATTTGGAAAAGTTGGCGGCAAAAATTGGCGCCATGAAGTCTTCTATGAACGACGTTCTCGCCGCATCTACCTCATTTCCAATTCTATTGTTGTATATGTATCCAATCAAAAAACGCCAGTCACTAATTGTTAAAGTGCCAACAGTTCCAGACGTAGAGATTCTTCCCAAACGCTTGCCGTCAATGATTTCATCAAACAAAGTTTTTTCTGGCTGCAGGCCGCGTATTGCCAGCAACAGCTTGTCTGCCACAAGTTGCCAGTTAATGGTGTTTGCCACAGTCCCGACGCCAGCCTCGGCGTCCAACTGCAATGCGTGCTGCGCCGTGCGTTTCAGCGAGTTTTGCCCCGTTGGCAACGCTCGCCACGAGCGCAAATACCGCTGCGGATAAAAATTGTCGGTGTGTACGTCGGAATCAACTTCGTACAGAATGCCCGTTTCCCAATCGCCAACAATGACCTTGCCAGCAAAGTTAGCTTGGCAGTTGCTGCGATGCCGGCGGAACTCTACGCCGTCCCACGCCGCACGCTCATGCCACGCCCCGGTGGAGACGTCGAACACCCACGTCGCGTTAGCGGTCGGGAACGTCAGCACGTAGAACGAGTGCCCATCCTGCTGGTACGAGTAGCCCACAGCGTCGCTCAGCACACCGTACTGCTGGATTTGCCACTCCACGGCGTGCGTGCTAACGCGCTGGGCGTTGTAGCCCTGATTGCGGTACACGATGCCGTTGCCACGAGCGTCGGATCCCAGCCAGAACACGCTGTTGTCGAGCTTGGCAACACTGTACGGCGCAAGGCAACCGGTTTCCATGAACGCGCCTTGGATGCGCTCCAGCGGAAAATCTGCCGCCCCGGCGTTGTACCAAACCTCGATGGTGTTGTTGCCGAACAGCCAGACCTCGCGGTGGTCAACCATCAGCGACACAATGTTGTCGGGGTTGCCCTCGGCGCTGGCAAAGTCCAGCGGGTCCACCGCGCTGCCGTCGTTCAGCGACGTCACCCAGAACCGTTGGCTGTTGGGCTCGTTGAACACGAAGTACCCGTCCAGATAGCCCACCGTCACCGCGCCCGGAAAATCGGGGTCTGTGACCTGTGCAAACACGCCCGTGCTGGAGTTGTAGATGAACGCGTCAGGGTTGCAAGCCACGAACAGCTGCGTGCCGTTGTCGGCCATGCTCACCGGCCCGCTGCCGTTGATCAGCCCCAGTTCCGTCACAGCAAAGTTGCCGTCAGCGCGGTACAGTTTGCCGCCAGAGGCAATGTACAAAAACCCGCCAAACGTCCACAGGCCACGAATGCCAGACGTGTCGCTTGCAATCAAAGACCCGCCAACCAGTGTCAGCGGCTTCAACCCCGGGCACCGCTGCAAAAACGCCGGCTCCTTGCCGCCCTCGGGCACGACCTCGGGGTACAGGTTGACCATGCGGTTCGCCGCAGCATTGACGCTGCGAGCAACGTAAGCGCCGCCGAGGATTGGCGTCTTCACGATTAGAAATTCCCCGTGAAGATATTGAACCGTTGATTGCGCCGACCCATGATGTTGTACGGCATGGCCAGCAGGTCATCGGGGTTGTTGATGCGCTTGAGGTTGCGCTTCGAGGTCATGGCGATGCGCTGCACCGTGGGCGGGGCCTCAACGCCAAACTCGGCAGCGATCTCGCACGCGAGGTTGTACTTGAAGCACCGCAAGTAGCCCGGGGGAAACGCGAGCGTGG